AAACTAGAATGTTATCAGAAAAAATAGAATCAAGAAAAGCTGTATTGATTGCTGAGATGATGGAAGAATTTATGAAGGAAGAACAAAAAATTACTTCTCAATTTGATAATGATCCTATTGCAAAATTAAAAGCAAGAGAATTAGATTTACAAGCGCAAGAGAATCAACGTAAAAAAGATGCGGATGAGGAAAGATTTAACTTAGACCGAATGAAAGCTATGATGAATCAATCTACCGATCAACAAAAACTAGATCAAAATGAAGAATTAGCTAAAATGAGAGCTGATACGTCGATAGAAAAAACAATTTTATCGGCGCAACTTAAAAATATGGGGCCAAGACGATGAAAAAAATGAGTAAAGGACAGAAAAAAGTAGGAAAAGTGATGCGAGAGTTTAAAAAAGGTAAACTTCACAGTGGAAAATCAGGAAAAATTGTGAAAAATCCAAAACAAGCTATTGCAATTGCTTTATCTGAAGCTAAAATGAGTAAAAAGAGGAAAAAATAATGAAAAAAAATAAATCAAAAGCTAAAAAAGGTTCTTATGGTGCTTCATGTGAGCACATTAAGGAAATAGAGATGACTAATCCAACTGAATCTCAAAAAGATATGGTGAAAGGTCAAGGAAAAATTTTAGCTGAGAAAAAAAGATCTGCTACTTGGTACTAAGTCATGTTTCCATGGAGTTTAATTGGCTCTGGAGTTAAGGCCGCAGTAGAAATCTATTCTAATAAAAAGAAATCTGAAATCGTTATGTCAGAAGCAGCATTGTTGCATGCTGAAAAAATGAAACGCGGTGAAATTGAGTACACCGGTAAAGTATTTGAGAATCAAAAAAACGATTGGAAAGACGAATTCATTTTATTGACGTTATCCTCACCTCTATTTTTATTAGCGTATTCTGTATTTGCAGAAGACGAAGATATTTCTAAAAAACTAGACTTGTATTTTTCTAAATTACAAGATATGCCTTGGTGGATAACTGGATTATGGATTTCAGTCGTGGCGGCCGTATATGGAATCAAAGCAACTGATATCATTAACACAAAAAAAGGAAAGTAATATGATTAAAAAAATAAAACAAAAACTTTGTGAATTAGTTTGTAAAATACTAGGTATTACACAATGTCTATGTAGTCACGAATGTAACTGTAAAAAGGATAAAAAATAATGAAAGGTTATCATAAGACAAAGAAAGGAACTATGGCTAAAAAAGGTCTTTGGTACAATATTCAGCAAAAGAAAAAAAGAATCGCTGCAGGTTCAGGTGAGAAGATGAGAAAACCTGGAACGAAAGGCGCACCAACCGCTAAAGCGATTAAAAAATCACAAGGTAAAAAGTAATGGCAAGATCACCAGCTTGGCAAAGAAAAGAAGGTAAATCTAAATCAGGTGGACTGAATCGAAAAGGTATTGCATCCTATCGTGCAGCCAATCCTGGTTCTAAACTTTCCATGGCAGTGACAACCAAACCATCTAAATTAAAGAAAGGTTCTAAAGCAGCGAATAGACGTAAGTCTTTTTGCTCTAGAATGAAAGGCATGAAAGCTAAATTGACTTCAGCAAAAACAGCTCGTGACCCAGATTCTAGGATTAATAAATCGCTTAGAAAATGGAATTGCTAATGGAAGATTTAGTCATCATACAAAAACTTCAAAAGAAATTAAAAGCGTCCTTTCAACAAATTGGAGATGTTATGATCTCCGGTGGTATTGACAATATGGACAAATATAAGTATTTGTTAGGTCAGGCACATGCCTACCAATATATATTACAGGAAATCTCTAACCTGCTAAACAACAAGGAGCAAAATGACGGAGACGGAAAATACGACGACAATACTAACGTCGTCAAATTCGAACCAGGAAGTACCGAAGATTAAACTTGGACTTCAGGATAAATACGAAGAAGAAAAGAAACAAGAAACAAGAGCACCTGAAAAGGAACCTCTTAATCCAGAAAACATTCAACCGGTAGTAGATCAACTTCCAGAACCATCGGGATGGAGAATTTTAGTTTTACCTTTTACACCCAAAGAAAAAACTAAAGGTGGATTAATTATCGCACAAGAATCATTAGACCGATTACGAATCGCAACCAATTGTGGTTACGTTTTAAAAATGGGTCCATTAGCATACAAGGACAAAGATAAATTTGAAGAGCCTTGGTGTAAAAAGGGAGATTGGGTGATCTTTGCAAGATATGCAGGATCACGTTTACCAATAGAAGGCGGAGAGATCCGAATTCTTAACGACGACGAGATTTTAGGAACCATACAAGATCCTGAATCTGTGTTGCATTACATTTAACATAGGAGGAGACTATGCCAGACGAAGAAAAGAAGATGGTAGATATAGATACATCAGGTCCTGAAGTAGATGTTGAGTTAGAAACTCAACAAGAGGAATCAGAAGTATCCGTACCAGAAGAAAAGGAAACGGTTACCGAAGTAACCAGCCCCGCGCCGCTAGAAGCGAGCAACGAGAAGCAAGAGACAAAGACAGAAGAAGCTAAAGAAGATCAGAAAGACGAATTAGAAACTTATTCCAAAGATGTACAAAGACGTATTGCTAAACTAACTAAAAAATGGAGAGAAGCAGAACGTCAAAAAGAAGAAGCACTTCATTTTGCTAGAATCCAAAAAGATACAGCAGATAAACTAAGTAAAAAATATTCTACTATCGAACAAGCAAGTGTAAAAGATAGGGAAGCTAGAATACAAGCTGCTTTATTAGCTGCACAAACTAAATTAGCTGCTGCAAGATCACAAGAAGATATAGCTGCTGAAGTAGAAGCTAGTAAAGAAATAGCTAGACTAGGATATGAAGAAGCTAGATTGCAAGAAGCTAAATTATTGGCAGAACAATCAGTAACTACTGAAAAAGAAGTACTTCAACCAGTAATTACTCCGCAACAAAGCACTATTCAAGCAGATCCCAAAGCAGAGGAATGGGGAGCTAAAAATAAGTGGTTTGGCACCGATTCAGCCATGACCTACACTGCTTTTGATCTACATAAAAAGCTTACAGAAGAAGAAGGATATGATCCTCAAAGTGATGAATATTATGCTGAAATAGATAAAAGAATAAGACTTGAATTTCCGCATAAATTTGCTACAAGAGAGGTACCGGCGGATACGACCAAACCGACACAGATAGTAGCTGGAGCAAAGCGAAGTGTAAAACCAGGTCGCAAAACTGTGAGACTCACCCCTTCTCAAGTTGCTATTGCTAAAAAATTAGGAGTGCCATTAGAAGAATATGCGAAACAATTAAAAATCACGAAGGAGGTATAAGCATATGGAAAATGATAATATTAAGACCCCGCGTGCGAGCCAAACCAGAGTTTCTGAAAAGAGACCTACAACTTGGACTCCACCATCATCTTTAGATGCACCACCTGCGCCAGATGGTTATAGGCACAGATGGATAAGAACTGAAGTTTTAGGATTTGACGATACTAAAAACATGTCAGGTAAATTACGATCTGGATGGGAGCTTGTAAGAGCAGATGAATATCCAGACTATGCTTATCCACAAATTGCTGAAGGCAAATACGCAGGAGTAATCGGAGTTGGTGGCCTTGTGTTGGCAAGGATACCGGAAGAGGTTGCAAAAGCTCGAGAAGCTTACTATGCAAAGCAGAGTAAAGATCGAGACGACGCAGTAAATAACGACCTTATGAAGGAACAACACCCAAGTATGCCTATCAATAATGAGAGGCAAACTCGTGTAACTTTTGGTGGTACAAACAAAAAATAATTTTTTTGTAATATCAACAAAGTAAACCTAAAAACTTAAACAAGGAGTAAACAATGGCTAATGAAAGTAGCATCGGATATGGTCTAAGACCTATCGGAAAAGTTGGTCAGAATAACGACAAACAAGGTTTAAGTGAATATGCAATTAGTGCAAGCACTAGTTCTGCAATCTACCAAAACGATCCAGTCAAAGCGACTGTGAACGGAACAATAGATGTAGCAGGAGCTGGTGATCAACTAATAGGTTCACTAAATGGTGTTTTCTATACTGACTCATCTAATCAAAAACCAACTTGGGCAAATCATTTAGCAGCATCTAATGCAGCTACTGATATTGTCGGGTTTGTAAGTGACGATCCTTATGAAAGGTTCGAAATAAGAAGCGCTGGTACAGTGACTCAAGCAAGTGTTTTCCTAGTAGGAGACATTTCTTATGTTGCAGGCGTTTCACCTAACTTTGTATCAAGAGTTAAGTTGTCATCAACTTTAACTTCTGGTGCATCAGCTCAGTTAAGAGTTGTAGGTATTTCAAAAGATCCAAAAAACAATGACACTGCGGCAGTAAATCCAAGTGTTGTTTGTGTGATCAATGAACACCTATATCTTGATTCTGGCAACGGTATATAAGGAGATAACTTATGGCTATATCAAGAGGACAACTAGTTAAAGAACTAGAACCAGGTTTGAACGCATTGTTCGGTCTGGAATATAAAAGGTACGAAAATCAGCATGCTGAAATTTTTGATACAGAAAACAGCGACAGAGCTTTTGAAGAAGAAGTAATGTTATCTGGTTTCGCAAATGCATCAGTTAAGCCAGAAGGTTCTGGAGTGACTTTTGACAATGCTCAAGAAACTTTCACTGCTAGATATACGCACGAAACAATTGCTTTAGCATTCGCGATCACAGAAGAAGCGATCGAGGATAACTTGTATGACAGACTTGCGTCTAGATATACAAAAGCTTTAGCAAGATCTATGGCAAACACTAAGCAAGTTAAAGCTGCAAACGTTTTAAACAACGGTTTCAGTGCTAGCTATGCTGGTGGTGATGGAAAGGCGCTTTTAGCGACTGACCACCCAACTATTGCTGGATCTTTCTCAAACGAGTTAGCAACTTCTGCTGACTTAAACGAGACTTCATTAGAACAAGCGTTGATTGACATCGCTGCTCTAACTGATGAAAGAGGTCTAAAAATTGCTGCTAAAGGAGTAAAAATGATTATTCCTTCTGAGCTTCAATTTACAGCTGAGAGATTGATGAAATCTGCTCAAAGAGTTGGAACTGCTGATAATGATATCAACGCAATCAAATCTATGGGGATGATTCCTCAAGGTTATGTAGTAAACAACTACTTAACTGATACTGATGCGTTCTTTATCAAAACAGACGTGCCAAATGGTATGAAAATGTTCGTAAGATCACCGATCAAAACTTCAATGGAAGGTGACTTTGACACTGGTAACGTTAGATACAAAGCAAGAGAGAGATACTCTTTTGGTTGGTCTGACCCAAGAGGAATCTTTGGATCACCAGGTGCGTAATATCTAATTGATATTATACATTTAATATTTGAAAGGGCTCCTTTACGGGGCCCTTTCTTTTTGATAGAAAGGACGAACCATGATGAAAAACTTCTTAGTAAAAATCAACGCATATGGATACAGAACCAATTTTAACATTGAAGCTGTGGACACCCCTAAAAGTATTGAATCCGCTATCCTTGACAAAATAGGAAAAAAAGATATAAAGTTTACTCCTAATGGTACCTCTACAAGAGTGTGTCATTTAAC